GTAGTTCAAAAATATTTAACGAATTTATATTTAATAAATAAACGTAAGATAAATTTACGTATTTATTTATTAATTGTCATACAAGAAAATAAAATCTATTTTTATATGAGTAATATTGGTAAATGTATTTATACATATAAAGAATATAGCAATGATGATTTTGATTTTGAATCCAATATTACGAGTTATCATTTAGATATGAATGTGTACAAAAAAAATCCAAGAACATTAACAGAGCTATTTGATTTTTTAAATAGAGATACAAATAATCATGAAGCTTCTACAATATTATCGGAAAATATACATAATTTAATGAAAAAAATATCGGAATGCTTAGCCAATAATATTTTCCAAAGTGATAATATTAAAAATACGACTTGTTTCCAATTATTCGGGGCTGATGTTATTTTTGATACTAATTTACATCCTTATTTATTAGAATTAAATAAAGGTCCTGATATGAAACCAAGAGATACGATTGATAGAGAAATGAAAACAAAAGTGCAGATTGATATGTTCAAAAAAGTTGGTTTACTTCAGGAAAATGAAGAAGTAAATGAAGGAAGTGGTAAAAACTCTTTTTTATTATTATATAAAGGAAATATTGTGGATAATTATTAAAATTTATATTTTTAAACATGTGAATATTTTTACAAGTACAAGGGGATATTCAGAATAAAATAAATTCAATAAATTTAATAAAATACATTAAATTAATTGAATGTTTTACTTTATTAAATTTATAAAAATTATAAATTCAATAAAATATATAATATATAATTATGAATGCTTTATTAATAATTATATTAATCATTGTTTTAATTATAATTGTTTATTTTATTAATCAAAGATTTACTCAAAAAGAGCATTTTATTTCACTATTAAAAGTTTTTAATGGATTGTTAGAGCCAGAGAATATTTATCATTCAAATGATCGAAACAAGAATTTAGAAAAGAAAGATTTTAAAAATGATCAACAAGAAAGTCAAAATAATAATGAACGTGTAAATGAAAATAATAATATTAATAATAATAATGAACACCAAAATATACAACATATATTTAAAAAATGTATATTTTTACGTTGGAATAAAGAAGATATTCAAAAAGGAACCTTTTATTTTTATGATTACTTATATCATCTTTATTTAAAAGAAACCTATTCTAGAAATCAAATAAATCTTTGGAATATGGATGATGAAAAAGTAGCACAATTACGAAATCATAAGTACCATATTTATACATTCGATGTTTCTAAATTATATCATAAAGAAAAGGAATTATTATATCATTTTTCGTTTCAAAAGGATTATAATGATTTAAAAATTTATCCAGATAATCAAAATTTTACTTTACATATTAAAAAATATGAACATGATATAATGAATACAACTATAAATACTGAATTAAATCAAAATTATCAACATATTTTATGGGACTTATATCTTTTTGAAAAAAAAATAGGGTCTATATACAAAAGAAATAATTACTATAAAATAGAAGTTGAAAATGCTTATCAAAAATACTTGAATATTTTTGGTATTGGTTTAAGTTTGATCATAAAAATGAATTAAATCTTTTTTCTTTAAAAATAATAAAAACTTTAGTTCTTCATTATTTAATTTCCAGTAGTTTCGTATTTCTTGAAAATTGAAATAATGATTTTTTGGTGCGTGAAATATAATACATAATAAAACAACAAAATGTACATTGCAATTTTGAATATTTATTTTTCGTAATGTATTTTTTAAAAATTGTAAATAACTCGGATGTATATATATGGAAGCATGACAATTTTTATTATGGTAATAAAAATTTCCAATATATTTTTTAATATTAGATTCGCGATTTAAAAATGAGACGTGTTCTTGTTTATTAGACAATAAAATGACATATTCGTTTTCTTTTTTTTCAAATTTTGTATGACTCGTTAAAATAATATTATATTCATTTTGATAATTTTTTGAATGAATTTCTTTCATAGTTGTGTAAGTAAATTGAAAAATACCAATTTGAAATAATTTTTCTAAAGTATTGTCATCAAAATGGAAAATTGGTTGCTTATATTTCTTGAATGTTTTAACAACTTCATAGTAATATTTATATAAATGAATATCTAAAAAATTATCTAATATAATGCGTGAATCTGTTAATGATAAATTTTTTAAATATTCAATTTGGGGACCATTTTTATGAATTGTATTATTTTGAATATTTTTTAGATTACTTTTTCTAATTTTTCGATATTCATCATAATACTTAGTTAAATAAAAGTCTACACCAGTTATATATAAATATTTAATTGGATAATTTAATAAATCAGTGATTGCACATGTACCTGTATAAGGTCTGGTATGTAACATATTCTGAAGTTGATAGAATAATTTTTCATTCATGATTCGAAATGGAGTGGTAAAGTGGTATTTCTGTAAATAGGATAAAATATCAGGTTTAAATGTGGAATTACTAAACGGATAAGGGCAACAAAGAAATTTACAATTATTTTTTTGAAGTAATTCCGGATAAAATTTATTTTGTCCCGGATAATCACTTGTATTTAGACTATTGTATAAGATATCAGTTTTTGTTCCAATATCATTGGACAACTTAGAAGGTAAAGGTAATGATTTATTTAATCGAACAACAATGTCAAATTTATCTATAATATGACCTTTATTTGTACCTGCGATGGATTCTGATGGACCTACAAGTGCTACTGTTTTATCTTTTAAAAAATGTGTATATATTTCATCGTATTTTTTAAAAAAATGAATATATACTTGTTCATTTGTCATTAATTGATTAGAAGAATATTTAACAAGACTATTATGTTGATATTGATTTTTTTGTTGAATCTTACTTATTTTATATTTATCACAATATTGTAAATGGCGATTTATACTGTCTGTCTGATAAATATTTTTACAATATTGACATTTTGTTAAATTCTCCATTCTTATCATAATTAGTAATGATAATTAAAACTAAGCTTGATTTTATTTTCCTATTTTAAACCTTTTTAATTTATATTTTATTTTATATTGAATCTTTTTTATTTCGATTTTTGAAAATAATTTAAATTTTTTGGTAAACATAAATTATTAATTGTATTCAATAAAAAAGCATAATTAGAAATAGTTACACTTTGTTTTCGCTGATTTTGGTTAATATAGGCATATAAACTCCATTGTTGTCGAAATGTAATAATAAAATTATTTGTTTTATTTTTTTGATTATAATAGGCTCTCCATGGTACTTTCAAATTTGCTCCCATTCTATTAGTGAATTCTTGCTTATATGCATAAGTTAAAACATTTTGGTAAAATGCGACAACTTGAAAAGCAATCCGTATATTTTTTTTTATTTTTTCTCGAAGAGCATCTCTATTTCGGGTAATTACTTCCTGATAAAAAATTAGGGGAAGAATTTCTCTATCTAATATATTTGAAGGTTTAGGTAATACAACTACTGATAATGAACTACGTAATAATAAATTATTATCTTGTTTTCCTTCGACCAAATAAGAAACACTAAAAAAAGGATGTATATTTAATTCATCACTATACACTATATTTGCATACTGCAATGGTAATTCAAAAGATTTTTTAGATCGCCAACTATAAGAAATATTTGAATAACTTGTATCTTTTTGACTTACTTGTATAGATGCTAAATCTCCTTCATAAATTACAGGTTCGCTAGGATTAAATAGTAAATTATCTAATACATTAATTTGAACAGATGCTTCGGAACTATATCCAAAAAAATCAGTAGAAGAAGCAGTATAAAGTATAGAAGATGTAGGACTTGTTATTATTGTATTATTATTTTGAGTAATGTAAGTAGAAGGTGTCCATGTATAATCTTCTGAACCATAAGCTTTAATAACAATGGAATCCCCTTTATTTATGGATATTTCATTGATATTAAGAGTAATTTTAACATATAAAATAAATGATAAGGATACTTTTTCATTTTGTGCGTTTAAACCAAAAATAGTATAGGATGTACTTTTCTGTGGGTTAATGACAATTTCATATTTATAACTATTTAATAAATAGGAAGATTTATCAATAGTATTTGTATTATCAGATGGTTGAATATAAATATTTTTTAAATTTTTAATAGTAATATAGGAAGCATTACCATAAGTCAAATATTGATTTTTAATTTGAAGACTCATATATGTACTTATTTTATTTTTTATATATAAAAAAAAATATCTTCGTTAATAATAAATATGGCGAAAGTAAAAGAAACAATTGTACGAAGAAATAATGCAAATAATATTACATATGTCTTAAAAAAATATAACAATAATACCTATGAATTTATTACTCTTGTTTATAGAGCAGGTTGTTATGTTGTCGCAGGTAGACAAAGAGGAATTTGTAACAAATAGCAAATAAAAAATTAAATAATACTTGAATCTTTTAGAAGAGGATAGATTCTAATTTTCTTTTCATGATATGAATATTTATCATTTTTGAAATATTCTTATTTTTTAGATTTTTATTACAATTTTTTTATTATTTTTATAGAATTATTTGTTTATAATAAATATGGTTTTTGTTCATTTTATGGAAATTGTAAAAAATAATTATAAAATAAACGTATTACTAACATTAAAAATATTTTTCAGGAAGAACCAATAAAATGAAAAAATCAATGCTTTTGAAATGAAAATCAGAAGGAATTTACCAATAAATGAAAAAGTTAAGTAAAAAAGTAAAAAATATGCAAAACTCTCAAAAAAAAAAATGCATAAAAATATTTTTGTTTTGCAAAATGCAAAAAATAAAAAAGTGTGTTTTGCCTTTTTCATTTTTAAAATTTTTTTTTGCATTTTTTTTTTTTAGTATATTTTACTATTTTTTACTTTTTTACTTAAAAATAATTTTTATTGTTCATTTATTACTAATAATACACTAAAAACCTAGTAAAAAGGGCTTTTCAGAAGGAACTACGGTATATTATTAACCTTAATATATAATGATATTTTCATAATGGTTTTAATTAAAAAAATAAAAAATAATTATCAATAAAACCTTTTATAAAAAATATAAAAAATAATGTTAAAAATGACTCGCAACCCTATTTTTGACATTTTTTGCACTTTTCAAATTATTTTCAGTCACTTTTTTAGAAAAACTGTAAAACGAATAATGTATCATATTTTGATCAGGATAAATTTTTATGCAATTTTTGCAAGTGTAAAGTGGATTATGTTTCATATTTTGGGTCAAAATCTGAAAAACGTCTTTGTGTTTCATGTTTTGGCTGAAAATGTCAGGATAAATTTTTACGCAATTTTTGCAAGTGCAAAGTGGATTATGTTTCATAAAAAAATAAAAATCTGAAAAACATCTTTGCGTTTCATGTTTTGGCTGAATTTTTCGCGCAAGGTTTTGGGTTTGGAATAATTTTGGAATGAAAAATCTTGCGCGCTTTTTTTTGGAAAAAATGAATAATGTATCAGATTTTGAGTTTCATCTGAAAAACGTATTTGCGTTTCATGTTTTGGCTGAATTTTTCGCGCAAAAATTTCATTCCATTTTATTCCAAAATGGTTTTTTTGCGCGATTTTTTCAGAAAAAAGTAGATAATGTATCATGTTTTAGTTTTCATCTGAAAAACGCTATTATGTTTCATGTTTTGGCTAAAAATTTTTTATAAAGGAAATATAAAAGTTACTGAAAATATTTTATTTTTTGATTTTTATATTTTGTACCTTTTACTTTCTATTTTGCTGAAAAATTACTTACATTTTTCAGCAAAATAGAAAGTAAAAGTAAAAAGTAAAAAGTTATTATTATTTTTTATCGAATTAATAAAAAATGATTTAAAATTTAATAACTAAATAAAATTATATAGCATATTACATTCTTAATTAAATATGATTTCCTATATTCTACTATGTTTTGTATTTAATTTATTACTATTTTGCAGCATTTCTGCTATGCCAATTGAACATGAATTAAATAAGAAAAATTTACGTTTGAATTTAAATGAGCGTTCTTGGCTTGTTAATAATATATATATTGATTATTTTAATCATGATTTGACTATTGAAAATATGGATAAAGCAGTGGAAATTTATACTCAAGAATTTGATAAAGAAGATAAAAAATTTATTAATGGATATATTAAAGAACGTATTGAAAGATTAAACTATGATTTATACAAAAATAAGGATAATCAAGAAAAATTAAACGAAACTTACACAAATTTTAATTTAATCCATCATTTTATTAAGAAAACAGATATATGGACTGATATTTATTTTTGTTAATTACAAATAATTTTATAATAATATATTTTTACTTTTAATTTACTTTTTAACTTACTTTTTAACTTACTTTTTAACTTACTTTATTACTTACTTTATTACTTACTTTATTACTTACTTTTTTACTTATTTTTTTTTTACTTACTTTTTTACTTATTTTTTTACTTATTTTTTTACTTACTTTTTACTTTTCTTACTGTAATCTACATATTACTTAATTTTTTACTTAAATATTTACTTTTTTACTTAAAAATTTAAAATAATGCTTTATAATATTATTACTTGATTTTTTACTTGATTTTTTACTTATTTATTACTTTTTTACTTAAAGTAAAAAATATATTATTTATTAATATAGTTGTTCTCACATGTCCTATTACGAATGTATGAAATGTGGCCATATTACTAAGCAAAAAATTGAAATGAAACGACATTTAAACCGTAAATTTAAGTGCAAAAATCTGAAAAAATATTATGGCAATGATGAAGATTTATTAATTCAATCATTGGTTAAGAAAATTTCTGAAGAAACTCTTGAAAATTTAAAAAAAAGTGCAGAACTTGTTCAATTACAAGATGCGTCTCAGAATATATCTTCTTATAAATGTGATTCGTGCAATCTAGTATTTGAAACAAATCAATTGCTTCAAAAACATATTCTTGAAGTATGTCAAAAACATACTACAAATATTACAAATAATAATACGTTAAATCAGCAAAATAATGTAATTAATATCAATTTAAAAATTATAAAACCTTTTGATGATGATTGGGATCTAAGTAATATTGATAAAACATTAAAAAATATATTGGTATTATCTTCTATGAAATATACAAAAACATTAGAACAAATTTTAAACAATGATACTAATTTAAATGTATTTATTGATGATCAAAATGCGGAAACGGGTATAGTATATAAAAATGATATTGAAAAATTTAAATTAATGACGATTAGCGATATTATTGATAAATCAATGGATAAACTTCATAAACATCTAACTGATTTTCATGGAGAAATTCAAAATAATAATGAATATAGTATTAATAATGAATATTTTCAAGAAGAAAAAGATATTATTGAACAAAAATTTAATGAATTTAAAAATAATAATATGATTCAAGAAAAAGTACAGCATTTTTTAACTAAAATTTATAATTCTAAAAAAGAAGAATCATTAACAATTTTTAAAGAATTAATGAATGAACAAGAAGAGAAAAATTTACTAGATGGTTATTAATATTAAATTTTAATTTTATTTAACATTGAGTAAAATTATTATATTATATTATATATATATAATGGCTTGCTTTATAAATCATGAATTAAACGTGTATACAAAAAAAAATGATATTGGAGTTCCTGACTCTAATTCTACTAATTCAATTACTAATGGTAAAGCTATTGGTTTTGATTTATATGACATTGTTTCAAATGAAAAAGTTGGAAAAGTAATTATTAGACAAGATTTATTTAGTTTTTCTAATTTAGATGCTGATGATGTTTATACAGAATCAAGAAGAATTTTATGGTTTAAAAATATCAAGATAAATGATGAATTAAAGGGACCAGGTAGTTTATGTACAAATATTACAGATTCTTTATTGGATGCACCATTAACATTATTTAAAGGTGAAGAAATTCAAGGTTATAGCCTTCAGGGTTCTATATCAAAATTAGGTAAATTTTGTAATGTATTTTCTATTCGACAACCTGAAAGTTCTGATTATGGATCAGTTATTAAAATTAAATTTTGTTGTTAATAAAATATAAGGAATAAAATATTTTTTTTATAAATTTTAATTTACAAAAAAAAATAAAAAAATACATAAATAAAAAATAAATTCTAAATTATTTTACAAAAATGCAATATAATCAATTGTTTCATCAGAATGTCTTATTTCTTTGTCTTTTGATGTTTCTTCATGAATAAAACTAGTAAAATATTTTTCTGTATTTTTTATAATACGTGTATTAGCTGGATCTCTTCCTTTAAAAGAGGAGCAACGTGTAAGTAAATTAGGTATTGAAGAAAATACACTTGAATAATTAATTCTTTTTTGTCTATTATTTACTTTATTGACAGAATAACATTCAAATTTTTTATTTTGAAAATTATATGTACCTTTACTAAAAGCACACCAAGAAACATATTCCCAAGGATGCAGATTATTATTTTTTTCTTCTTCTTGCATAGTGAACTGGAAAGATCGTTGATTAATATTTCTAGTTCTTGGTACAACCCAATTTGATCCCCTATATGTTCTAATTTGAGTTATAACTATTGGAGTAGAAGGAAAAATAGATTTATATTGAATTGTTGTAAAACCTTTTTTAGAAGTAATACTCGTTTTAAAATTACCAAATTCTACATAATTATTTGTACCAGGTACTTGCCATTTTCCTTTTTCTCCTACCATGTAATTTACAGATTCATATGTATGTTTTTGATTATATTTATCCGGTTCTTCTAGACGTATAAAAAAATATTTACTGTTCACATTTTTTAGACGAATAGTGCAAGATTCTTTTCCCTTATAGGTTGGTTCACCTACTATGACTATTGGATTAATAAAAGTTTGTTTTAAATTAATCCTTTTCCATGTATGATTTAAAGTAATTGTTCCGGTTTCAATAATGGGTGGTTGTTTATTCATGTCACTTATAACGATAGTTTTATTTTTAAAAATAATTTTTTCACAATTCACAATATTCATTTCATCACTTTTATGCACTATTTTGACTACTCCAGTATTTTCATTTAATGTTAATGAAATATCTTCATAATTTATATTTTGTAAAAGTACAGTATCATATCCGCCTTTACCATCTACTCGATCATCACCACCAGCAGCTAAATTAATTACATTATTTTGATTATTTCCTGTAATTATATCATTTAATCCACTTCCAATAACATTTTCAATAGCTCCACTATTTTTAGCAATCGTCATGCCTCCAAATTGATTATAGGAAAATTTTACACCAGCATATTCTGTATTATTTGCCAATGTACTATTTTCTAAATTAATAATGGTTCCATTAGTTGCTTGAGATGCGTCTATTGTATCAATGCCACCAGTATCATAAATTGTTTGCCAAAATTTATTGGAATTACTATTGGGAAATTTATAAACTGTATTTGTTCCATTATAAGATGAGTTAGCACCATACATATATTGAAGAGCTTCTATATCAAGAGGACCCATTGTTCCCATAAATCCATTATTTTGAATAGTATCTGGTAAAAATGGACTATCTAAATCATTATAGGACATGACGGTAATTGGCTGCATATTTGCATTATAAGTACCAAAATCACCATAAGCAGATGATACACCTGCCATAACAGAAGAATTTCCTCCAGTATCATGAGGATGAGCCAATCCTAATGCATGTCCTAGTTCATGGACCATAACATCATAAAAATAACTACCTTTTTGATAATTATGAGATGTTTTATAGGCTAAATAAATATTACCAGAAGCCCAAAAACTGGATGTTAAATTTGTATATAATTTTTCAGTATTATAATAAGGATCATTGCTTGGTACAGGTGGAATGGCCCTACCCAAAAAATCATAACTTGTACTAGTTGCATCAAGAAAATTAAAGGATAAAAATGCATCTCCAACATTATTTACCCGCTTTGTTTTCACTTGAATTACATTAGCTAAATCGGTCATACATTGGACAATAGCATCAATAACTTGAGTTGGTAAAGAAGTATATAGATTTTTTGTTCCTTCTCCTGGAATCATTACTGTAGATTGTGTTCCTGCATAATTTATTGTCCATGTTAGTTCATTGTTAGGTAAATTTGTCCACTTTGCACCCCATAAAATACTTCGTAAGAATTCATTATTGGGATAAGTAATATCACTCCAAAAATTTCCTACTTGTTGACCATCAGGATAAGAAATAGTATCCTTATTTTTTAAATCAGAATTAGTTTCATTATTATTTAGTCGTGTACTTTGAGTTTTATTTCTATTTTTCATGGAACGTAAAAATGTTTGATTACATTGACATAAATGTAATTTTTTTTCTTCACTCATTTTATTTTATAATTATATATAAGATAAAAATAAATACTATCTATTTTTTAATAAACCACTGAGTTAATTTTGTATTTTTTTTTAATTTATTTAAACCATCCTTTTTTATATCATTAGTATCATTATTAATGAGTGGTTCATGTTCAAACATTTGATCCATGGATATATCTTTATTTATATGATCAATAGTACGAAAATGAGCTTTATTATGTTCTCCTTCATAAACAGGTTCTTTTTCCAGTTCTAAATTATCAAAATAATGAGGATCTTGATGTGGTTCCAGTCGTTTTTGAAAAATATGAGCTGTTTGATTCGGATTTTTATTTTGATACGCACCATCTTTTGCTAATTTATCTACAATTTCATTATATTTTGTATGTATATCATTTTTCGAAGTATGTGCTCTAATTTTTAGAAGTTGTACATTATAGGTTCGTTTAATATGAAGAGCTTTCTGTATTAGATCTTTATTTAACACTTCTTTACCATCTTTCATAAAATTATTTTTTTCATAATTCAGTCCCGTATCTTTAAAAATATAGATACTATATTGAGAATCTGTAATAATGATAACTTTCTTTCTTTTTTCATCGTTCGTTAAATAATCAAATGCTTTAATAATAGCAGATAATTCTGCTCGATTGTTTGTTTGCTTTTGATTAAGCAATGGTTCGGACACTTTAATTTTTTTGGAAGGAATATAGATACCATATCCTGCTTTGGTTAAACCATTGGGAAACTTAATACATGAACCATCCGTATAAATGAAAATTTTATGTTCTGTGTCTAAAGTTAATTCTTCCTCTAATAATTTTTCATTCTTTTTATCAATTGCGAATTTCTTAGAAACGGGGTTTTTATTATTTTGAAACCCATGTTCTAAAAAATAGTGTGCATCTTTTTCATTTTCAAATTTTTTATAGACTGGATATGCAAATTGATTTACTTGTTCTTTACATTCAGGCCAAGTTTTGTAAATTCCTGGTTTTTTTCCTTTATGGACTGCATAATAAGGCATTTAAATATAGATAATATTATTTTTCTAAGTATAAATGATTATTAAAATTAATGATGTAAAGTTAAAAAAATCATTTTTTAAATACACCAACCGAAAAGAAAAAATGATTTATTTTAATTTTAATCTACTTATTTAATAAAATTATAAATAATAGTTAATTCTTAACAATATAGTTTTTTAATTCATATACATAACATGGGTTGTTTTACCATTTACTGTGCCATTTCCGGACTTTCACTTGAAATTAACACTTATATTAGTGATGACGATCTTGAAAATAAAAAACATCCAAATTATGGTCAAACAAAAGAAACAATCAATAATAACAATGATATAAAATACAGCCACTTAAATGAAGTTGTTGTTATTTTACCTGATTCCTCGGTTTCTGAAGTAGGATATTGTGATGGTTATGGACGTGTTGAAATATGTAATTCCGACCAAGTTTATGAATGTGAATCGAAAGATGGTATTGCAGTATCCAATAGTATCTATAAGTTAATGAAAGATGATTCTCGATTTAAAACTTTAATGGAAAATAAAGCATTATTTTCAAAATTAAGAAATTATCAATTACATATAGATACTAAAAAAGCACCTTATTTGAAAAAAATGGGTGCACAACAAGTATGCATCATGTGGGAAGATTATCGAGGTGGATATTATCACGTTGATCCAAAGGATTTATGGTCTTATGTAGATCCTTTTCTAACGGAAAAGGTGGAAGAACCTTTTCTTGGTAAAACATTAATCCGCCAAACATATCGTAAATTAAATGGTAAAAAATCAAAATTATTATACGAGTCTATGATTAATGATTTTCTAAAATAGTGCAATTGTTTTACCTAAAATACATTAAAATTTATAATTTATTAACTTAAAGTGTAAAAAACAATACTATATAATGCTTAATGAACATGGAAGATTTTTTATCCCAATTTCAAACACCAGAATCTTCAATTCAATATAATGAAGAACAATTAGCTTTTATAAATAGTCCTTTAGAGTCAAGTATACTACTTGGGATTCCAGGAGGAGGGAAAACACAATGTATTATTGGGAAAATTATACATCATTTTAAAAGAAAAGAATTTCAGAAAACGAGTCATTATTTACTTCTTACTTTTAGTCGACGCGCATGTCATGATTTTATTGAAAAAGGAACAAAGCAACATAAAAAATATTTTAATAATCGAAACGTATTAACACTTCATTCTTTAGCAGGAAAAATTGTATATAAAGTATTGGCAAAAACGTCATCTTCTCAAGATACAGTAATTATCTG